TCTGTTGCGTGCTGCGTAAACGTCTGGGATGAGATTGGATAGGGTGTTAGCCATGGTGGTAGTTAGTTAGTTGGAGAGTGTGTAATCAGATGAGTTTTCCGTCATTCTTGACGAAGTCCATTTTGGCGGATGGGGTGAGCTTGTTGAATTCGTCGCGGCTGATTTCGTTGGATTGCGCTTCCGCTTCCGGTGCAATTTCCAGCGGCTCAGGTTGTCCTACTTGCGCAAGCATTGCGGCGGCTTGCTCGGTTGCGGAGTTCTTGGCCTTGTCAACTTCCGCCGTGAGCGTGGCGATAGTTTCGGCGGATGCCTTGGCTTCCGTTTCAAACTTGGTAACGGTTTCTTGGAGCGTGCCAATGGTCGCGGCATTCTCGGCAATGGTTTGATCCTTGGCCACGATGTCCAATTTCAGACCAGAAACCTCATTGGTGAGGTTTTCGATTTGGTTCGAAAGGTTGTCGATTTGCGTGATGGACGCTTCCAGTTTGGAAACCTCATCGTTGCCGGGAAATAGTCTGGAAAGCAGAGTCATGCCTTCGGATTTCGTTGCCAGATTCCGAATGTCAATAATTTCGTCAATGAATTTCATGGCAAGCGCATCCTTCGCGCCCATCCACGTTTCCACCCTCATCATTTCGCGCATCTTTTCCGGCGATTCTCCGGTTTTTTCCGCGTAAATTTCAGCAATGTTCGCGCTTACTCCGTCGAGAAGGTCGGCAGTTTTCCTAAGCTCCGCCGCGTTGCCTTGCGCACCGCTGGAAGCTTCGTGGATCATCATTCGGCCATGTTTGACCATGGCAACATTGTTGCAAGCCATGCAAATGACGCTTGCCATGCTTGCCGCCATTCCGGTTATGATTGCATTGACGACAACGCCACGATCCCGCAAGGATTTGATCTCTTGGTAAATGGTATAGCCATCAAAGACGCTTCCACCGGGGGAGTTGATTTCGATGTCAAGAACGTCAACGGCATTCTCGGAGTAATTCATGATCTCGCCAAAATTCGCACCATTCGCAACGGCACTTGCGCCGAAGAGCTTGCCGATTTCGTCAATCGCACGCTTGATGCTGTCTTGCGTGATCGCTTCGTTGAGCTTGAGTTTGCCGCTCTTGTTGTCGATTTGAATAAGAGAGTTCATGGATCTTGATCGTCCTCGTTTGGGTCTGGTTTTTCCGGTGTATCCGGCATGTCAGGGGCATCTGTTTGAACCTGCGGCGGCATTTCGTTCGCCGTGTGCATAAACATGTCGCGTTCCTCGATGGTTATTTGCGTTCCGTGGATTGCGTTCAACTCGTCGGCGACTTTGATTGGAATCAACTTGCGGTGGAATACGTGTCTTGCCCGCTCATAAAGAAATTCCTCGTCCGATAATCCGCGCCCGGCCAATGGTTCACTAGGATTCATCAATCCAGCGCGGACGAGTTCCATCTCCATTTTTGCTTCGCGCCCATCGTCAACCGTCAACCTAGGCGGTGAGCTAAAATCCCATGCAAAAGGATTTTGAAGTTTTGGGATGCGTCCTTGTGCCACAAAAGCAGAGTAGACCCATGGAATAATGCGGCGGGCTGCGTGCCACAGAAGGCCTCGCCTGCGGACGATAGCACGGCGGCATTTTACCACTTCAGCACGGGCATCGGTGCCTTGTCCTGATCCCTTCCAGACGTTGTAACTCCATTCCGCACCGATGATGGCGTCACGGAAAAGGCGGTCTTGGAAGGATTCGTAAGTCGGGCCGGGGTTGTCGTGTTTGATCGACTCCATCCGCTCTTTCCCATCCATCATGTAGCGGATGCCGCCGGGGAAATGTTGCGTTGCGAGTTGCGATTGCCCGTCGATCTTTGCGGGTTGGGTGAATGTTGGTTCATCAACGTCCGGTGCGCCGGATTCGTTGTAAATCAGGAGGTGCAGACGGGAAATGATGCCAGTCCGGATGCGTTCATCCTCGATGCTTCCAAGAGCCATTTTCATCGACTCCAAAGCATGAGAGAACGACGGGAAGCCGCGCTCTTGCTCGCTTCGTCGCGGGTCGTATAGGTGGATTACGTCAGTCGCTGGGACTTGAATGTATTTTTTCTCACCGTCCTTGCCGATATTGAAATTGTATGCGGCTGGCCTGCCGGATGAATAGTAAATGATCCCGTCATTGATACGGTATCCCTTCCACTTGCCGTCTTTTACGGTAGTTCCGCCTAGACTGTCCCATGATGATTCGCACCGATGATAAGGGATCATCTGGATTCTCGGGAATCCATCCTTGCCAAGGATCATCACAAGAAACTGCCCACCAAGAACGTCAATCCCGATGCTGGAAAGCTCCAACATTTTCCACCAATCGAACATTCCGCCGCGCACTTCGCACTGAGGAAACCAGAAATCCCGAATGAACTTGGCGACAATCTTCCCGTTGTCGGCGTCTGGTCCTTGGTAGGATGGAAGCCATGCCTCGCCCACCGTCCAATCCGCTTTTTGACCAACCACGGCGGAAAGAACTCCCATGTTCATCGTTAGTCGATTCGACAACGACATGAGCGTTTTCCGGTCAGTTGACGGGATCAATCGGTCAATGTCATCGTTGCGGACGGCAAATTGTGGACCTCGGCGCGTCGATGTATCCGCCGAATGAGCGAAGGTCCGATAGGAGATAGCGTTTCCGAATTCGTCAAGTATGGCCATTTCAGAATGTGGGGATTACGGTTTTTGAAATGGGTGATTGCGCGTCAAGGCAAGCCACGACACGGCGCAAAAGGTTGAGCCGCTGACCCTCAGTCATGACGGCTTGCGATGAAAAGGTTTGTCCGTCGATTGTTGCGCTTGTAACCCGCGCAGATGCGTTAGGATCGGTTGCAATCAGGACTGCCAGACGCCGAAACTCAGCGCGAATCGTGGCTTGTGCCGCCGCATCGTCCTTGATGGCGTAATAAATAGCGTTGGCGTCATTGTGCAGGCTCACAAGGCGGGTTTCGCGCCCACTTTCCGAATGTCAACGATCAAAACCAGCTGAAATCACCATTCGACTTCACCAGTTTCCCATTCCCTGTCCAATTGGTGTCTTGACCAATCATCTCCTGCAGGAATAAAAAGCCTGCCGCCAATTCGACAACAAGAGCGGCAAAATCAAGCTGAATGAAGCGATCACGCAAGACAGCATCAAGCGCGCGATTGACGAAATTGGCAGGCTGTTTGGCGCAAGCGCAGTTGCAAATGGCGCGGATTTTGGCGAGATTATGAATTGCGCCGAGAATGCCGTTGACGTTCTAGATATCGAAATAAACTCCCCCGGTGGAAGCGTCTTTGATGGGTATACCATTTACCAAGAGATCAAGTCCTTGCGGGACCGTGGCGTTGTCGTCAATGCAACCATCACAGGAATGGCAGCGAGCATGGCAAGCGTCATCTGTATGGCGTGTGATAGGGTTTCTATGGTAAAACATGGCCGGATGATGATTCACGAGGCGTCAAGTGGCGCTTATGGAAACGCGGAAGCACTCAGAAAATCCGCTGATTTGCTCGACGGGGTAAGCGCCGACATTGCCGCAATTTACGCAGAAAGAACCGGCGAAACGCCGGAAAAGATGCGTCAAATGATGAAGGTGGAAACATGGATGAACTCGAAAGATGCGCTTGAGGGAAAATTCATTGACGAAATTGTTGACATTCGGAATCTAGAATCGAAACCCAAAGCCATGAGCCTGCTCGCAAAACTATTTCCCGGCAACGATGAGGTTTCCAAACTGGAGGCGTCTATCGCGCAAATCGACAGCCTTTCAATCCAAATCGACAACCTCACCAACGAGATTTCTGGTCTGAAATTGGACATCGTGGCCAAGGATCAAACCATTGCCGAGAACTCCGCGACCATTGGCACGTTGCAAGAGTCCGTTGCCAAATTTGAAACGGAAGCCAAGGCATCCGCCGAAACTATCGCCACGCTCACGGCGGAAGTGGACAAGGCCAAGAACTCCGCAACCGAGCAAGCTACCGCAATGCTCGCGCAAGTTGGTCAACCCGAACCGCTTGAAATTGTGCCAAGCACAACCAACGAATCGCCAAAAATGACGCTTGAGTCATTCAACGAATTGCCAACCATCAAGCGAAACGAATTCATCCGTAACGGCGGAAAACTTACCCGATAATCACCCAACAATCTCACCCATAAACTAACACCATGGCTAACGACATCTCACTTACGGGCCTTACTGAAATCCTTTACGTTGCACGCGATCAAGTCGCTGCCGAACCAACTGCTTTCTCGCAAGGCGTCATCACCAACGGCGGAACCGAAGGCGTATCCGCGAACGGCACCGTTACTTCGATGCGCTCGACAGAGGCAACGCTCGAAACCAGCTACACTCCTGCAATGACCGTGCCGGATGCCGCTGACATCACTACCTCCACGGAGTCTCTAGTGCTTAACTCTTACGCCGGATCGAGCATCCCACTGAAGGGCGAGCAATGGCAGCAACTCTCCAACACTGTTGGAGCAGAAGCCGCTCTTACGCAACTCTACGCGCAAGCCATCCGCAAAATCCGGAACACCATCGAGGCCGCTGTTGCTTCCGCTGCTTACCAAGGAGCATCCCGCGCCGTCGGGACCGCTGGAACGACTCCATTTTCTTCCAACTTCAATACCGTCAACGAGCTTCGCCAAATCCTTGAGGATAACGGTTGCCCGATGGATGATGGCGATTTGTCGCTTGCGATTTCCACCAGCGCAGGAACCAACCTCCGCAACCTCGCGGTTCTCACTAAGGCGAATGAGGCTGGCACTGATGCTACCCTTCGCCGTGGCGAGTTGCTCAACATCGGCGGGTTCTCTATCCGTTCTTCCGCTGGTGTTCGCAGCCATACCAAGGGAACTGGAGCTAGCTACCTCGTCAACCAGTCAGGCCTCACCAACGGTAGCACCTCCGTCACCGTTGATACTGGATCTGGCACCATCGTTGCCGGCGATATCATCACATTTGCCTCTGGAACTGGCAGCGGTCATAACTATGTTGTCAAGACTGGCATCGCAGCCGCCGGAACCTTGGTCCTCAATCAACCCGGATTGCGCGGCAATATTGCCGACAACAATGCTGTGACGGTTGGCAATAACTACACCGCGAACGTTGGATTCCACAAATCCGCTATCGAGCTTGCCATGCGTCCACCCGCTCAACCACCCGGCGGCGACGCTGGCGAGGAGATCGCTACCCTCTACGACGAAAAAACTGGCTTGTCCTTCTCCGCTCGTCTCTACAAGGGCTACGGCATCAACCAGATCAAAATCATGGCGTTCTACGGAGTCAAGGTATGGAAGCCTGAGTTTGTCGGCGTGCTGATGGGCTGATAGATTCTCTGTCATTGGTTTGGCATCATGGCCGCCCCTTGGGAAACCGGGGGGCGGTTTTGTTTTGACATTCGGGATGCAGACCGGAAACCAACGGCATGAGCATTGTTCGGGATTTTGCGCTTTCCATGCACGCACAAGCCGCGCCGATGATTGGCGAGGAATCACTTGTCATCGGCAGCGACGCAATCAGCGTAGTGATGGCCATGTCCGAGCATGGGCAGGATTTTGAGCTAGGCAACAAGGCGACCAAGAGCCTACGCGCAACATGCAAGACCAGCACATTGCCATCCGCCGACATTCTCAAAAAACTTGCAACCGTTCGCGGCGAAACGTGGCGTGTGGAATCGGTTTCCAAGGGCGCGACATTTACGACGATCAGTCTGGAGCAAGAAACAAAAGCATGATCAAGGCGAGCGTTGATATGAAAAAGCTGGAATCATCTTTGCAGCGATATGCAAAGAAATTCGGCGACACAACCGCGCAAGCTGTCACAC